AAGTTAGTCTGTGCCCAGATAGTGCAAGGATGATTACGAAATGCACCCTTGTCTGTTTTGTATGGAGTGCCATCAAGTTTAGGTAATGTGCCAAAACCATGACCCCACTTCTCTGATGCAACAATAGATAACATTTGACATGTCTCTAGTGGCATCTTGACAATATGCTTATCTGGTAGAACCTGTGCTGATTTAACAGGATCTGAATCAGTGACAAAGATGTTCATTTGTTTTTTCTTTTCTTCTTACTTGATTTGAATACTCCTAGGGAGTTGAGAAGGAACAGTGTAAGCACTGTCCAAAAAATAACATACCAACCATTCATGATTATGCGAAGTTTAAAGCTATTGTAACACGGTCTCCATCAAATGTCGAGGGAGGAACCGAGTGTTGCAAGTTAGATCTGAATATGATAACAGTTCCTTCTTGCGGAGGTGCAATCAAAACATCTTGATTCAATGGTGTAGGTTCTTTCTTATTCTTAGGAGGAAGCATGCTACCCATATCAGGACGCTTAAAATATGTGCCAGGTGCACCAACTGGTACCTTGGCATAATATATTGCGGAGAATATAGTATTTGGATGCATGTGGAACTCTTGGTATCTTCCACTAGTGTACACATTATACCATGATTCAGTGCATTCGTAAACCTCATGTGAACCATAATGCGTAGCAAAGTCATTTACGCACGCACTAATGCGTTGAACTAGAGGTATGAACTCTAGATACTCCGTAAGATCTGCCATGTGAAAACAATTATCAGGTGATGCTGCACCACTTAACCAATCTTGTGTGTTACCTTCCTTGAATACATCACGCATTTTGTATATCTTATTGCATACAATATCATTCTCTTCTGTAGATAATATATTCTCTCGTGCATATATCCCTACTGGAAATACATGTGATACGTAATTCTCAACTGGAGATACTTTTATCGTCATCGCTCGCTTTAAATACTAATAGTTCATCACCACTCTGTACATCTTTCATTTCTGGATGCACTGTTCTCTGTGGTTTCCGTGGTTTATTCACATCTTCTAATACAGCACCTGTCATCTTCCACATAAATGCGAACGTTGCCCCAACAACTGCTGCAAAACTAAGACCAAATATGAATATGGTAATGTCATTCATCGCCTTCTCCTCCTTTTTTTCTTTTTAAAGAACCTTTGATAGATAGGTCTGATAAAAAACAGATCTATTATCTCAATGAGAAATACAAATGCTAAGAATATTACCATTCCTACTATAACTATGTACTCAACCAGTTTCATCATAGGTCTTCTAGTCTAGGTTCTACCCAATGTTCTGTGTTGTCAATACCTGCTGCCTTGACATACCGCATTATGTGATCATCTATCTGATGATAGATTGGATGCAGATCTAAATCCATATTAATATCGTGTGCTATCTGTGCCACTTGTGATTCAGTTAAGCAGTGGTTTGGATGCAACAAATCACAGGTTGGTATCCTGTGTTCTATTAATTCATTGAGGTTAAGTCTAATTTCGTAGTCTCTATATACTGGCATGATTGTCTATTGAAAGGGGTCAGAGACCCCTTGTGGGGTCTTAAACGTACTTGGTAGGTAATGTTGATCTGTCGTAAAGATAACCACCTGACCATGTGCAGTTTATTGGATTGAGGATGTACTCTCTGTCTTTGATGATACGTAAGTCCCATCTTACTGGATACTTACCTGTCTTTGTTGGTGCATTATAACCTGCAGGCATATACACCTCACCTGTCTTCTTATCTATAAATGCATGTACAGTGCTGTCCTTGTACTCTGTCTCGTGTCTGCCAAACTCTTGCATAACGATCTTGATGTACTTACGACCTGTGTATGCTACAAATCTGTTTAGGTTAGCAGTACCAAACGCAATCTTGTCTAGTTGCTCCTCATGATATGGAGAGTAGTGTATTTCATCCGCAAGAGATCTCTCGTGCATTCTGATTGCTTGCTTCTTGTAGTTTAAGTCTAGTGCTGAACATAGATCGTTAGCCCAACCTTGTACTCTTTCTTCGAGTGTTGCAGGTGCGGTTGCTACTGTCATGTGTCTCCTGTTTGTGTATGTACTTATTATAGTACATATACTGCGTATATGCAAGCTATTGTGACACTAATTTAATCGTCCCAATCATCATCCCAATCTAATTCTTCCTCTTCACCGAACATATGTTCATAACTATCCGCATCCTCCTCATCAAAATGATTCATACCCCACTGTAGCATCTTATATCCTTGTAAACTACTGAATGATATGGTACTATCTCCCTCATTCATAGCAAAACCTCTCCGCAACCACTCCGTTAGTTCGTGTTCTGGGTATGCATCCATCATCAGTTCAAGTAACTTCTCGAAGTTATCACGCTGCAAGTGCTTATATTCGAGTGGTGGATGATTCAAATGCTTCTGCCACTGCGGATATAATCCATCCTCAATAAACATCATCGCTCGAATACCTCAATGTTACCATCAATATACTGGTGGATATAGTGTACTAATTCATCCTGTAGGTTCATTGGTTCTTTAGTGAATTCAATAATGTATCCTGGTTTCTCAAATTCTAACACATCAAAATCACTTTTCAACCTTCTGGGTGCACCCATGGGTAATTCTACCTTACCATATGTGGCATTTTCCGTACAAATGAATATAGAGTTATTATTCATAGGCATGAAATGCGTAGTTTTATCTACCTTTTGCACATGTCGCTCTAAATTTGGTATTGTCTTGGCATCAGGATTGATACCAACACAGAGAGCATTACCATTATCGGTCAATGATGTGAACCTCGTGACCCCAGATATGCGAAAACTTACGTTAGTACCAGGTTTGTAACGTAAGTAATGCGGATGTTTTGCTGTCTCGCTCATCCATATGCCATCAGTAAACAACAGACATCTACTATGCATATAAAATCTGTGGAGAAACTCAGTAGGAATGTCCATCCAATCAGGTATGATCGCATTGATCATGTCAATGTCAGGTTGTTTTACATATGTCTTGTGTTCTTCTGGATCGTCACCAAAGAATTTAAAACCTTGGGAACATCCTCTATGATATAAAACTGTAAAATCTTCAAATGAATCAGTTACAGTGTATGATTTGCTCATCTATCAATAATTTCAATAAGTCCGTCTTCTACTTGTTGTAACCATGTCCTCGTAAATTCAGCAACATCAGGTTCTTCTCGTGTAAATTCAATTATTAATGTAGGTTTATCTACTGTTATTTGAACTGGATGATCAACTGATACTGGATATGGAAAATGCTGTATTAATTTCTGTTTATGAAACCAACAATCGTGCATTGGTACTATTATACTATCTTTTCCTGTTGGTGTAAAGGCTCCACTCTCTTCATAAAAATGCACTCTCCTGTTAGTGGCATGTAGATCTTCATATCCTTGACATGATGCTATGCCATTTTCTTCTTGAGATACCATTCTAGCAAGACCACAGAATCTTAAATGAGTGTATGATCCGTTATGATAAACCAATGATCGGTGTGCAGGTCTTAAACTATCACTCTTCCATGTGCTTCCGAACATTACTGATCTATGATGTACTTGTAAATACTTACCACAATCTCTCACTTCATCTTCGATAGATGCGACTATACCATTAGGATTATTATCAATATGCTCTTGTACTACATCAGGTTGTGTGTCTAGAACTATCTCCTTGGCTGGATCAGGATCATTGCCGAATATTTTTTTACCCTTGCGTGCATCAGTTGTACTGAATACAGTCATACCAAACTGTGTTATGCTTCTACCAAAAGAATAGTGTGCTATCCTTGAATCTTGTGTCTCTGCAAATTGATACATATATTACCCCTCAGCATCTTCTTCTGCTAGTGCCTGTGTGAGTGCTTCAAATTGTAAATCAAAATCATCTTCATTGTAAACGTTGATGACCTGAGTTGCATTTATGGCACCTACAACAGGATCAATACTTTGTGGATTTGCCTTAGCAACTGCTTCGTGATGCTTCATTAGATCAATCATTGGGACTGTCTGCTCTGTGTCTATTATGGCATTGAGTGCAGTTAGACTACCAGACATATCAACTTCTTTTAATCTACTGTTTGCTACTGCACTATAGACCATATCAGCAATTTGAAATCTTAATGGTGATACTTCTTCTGGTTCCATACTATCAAGATCCATAGTAATAGGACCATACCAATCATCATCATTCAATGTTCCATCATTATAATACACCTCAAAAGTTCTTTCTTCTGAGTTGTAGTTTTTGCACTTGTAAACTGGAGCTACCTCAGCATCTAGTCTAAACTGTGGATCAATGTTTTCTATACTATCCATTATTCTGTGGTCCGTTAATTGTTCCTGCTGTTTCTTTAGTTATATAGTTGACTCCATCTATGGCAGCACCAGCAGAACCTGGTGAACCAGTTGTCACACCTTGAGATTGTCCGTTTGCTCCCAATCCACCACCATTTCTACCACTTTGAGCACCACAGGTCTGATTTCCACCACCATTACCACCAGCATTTGATTGTCCGTTTTGACCACCAGGACCACC